CGGGTATGGCGACTATAACCGCGATTCCGGCTATCCGGCTGGCGCGGCCACTCTCGCGTGGGAGGATCATACCATCGCGATGGATCGCGGTATCTCGTTCAACGTTGACGTTATGGACGAGGACGAGACCATGCAGACGCTTTCGGCGACCAACATAATTGCCGAGTTCGCCCGCACGAATGCCGTCCCCGAGCTTGATGCCTATCGGTATTCCAAGATTTTTCAGTCCATTGTCGATGACTCGACCGTCCGTTACGGATACTACACTCCCGACGAGGAGACCATCCTTGGAACCATTCAGGGACAGATTGCCGATATTCAGAACGTGATCGGCGAACAGGAACCGATGGTCTGCTTCATCTCCGGGGCCGCTTTCAAGTACCTCACCCAGTCCTCGCAGCTTTCGAAGCAGCTCGGCGTCCAGAATGTTACCGGGGCCAACGGCGTCACCACGAAGATTTATGACATTGACGGTGTTCCGCTGGTTGTCGTGCCTTCGGCCCGCATGAAGACCGAGTACGCGTTCTCCGCTACCAACGGTTTTGCTGCGAAGGCATGGGCACAGGACATCAACTGGATCATCATGGCTAAGTCCGCCGCTGTGGCGTTTGTCAAACACCAGAAGATAAAGATTGTCTCCGCCGAGGACAACCAGACCGCCGACGCCGAGAAGGTCATGGCCCGCGAGTATCATGATTGCTGGGTGTACGAGAACAAGCACAATGCAATTTACGTCTCGCTCAAAACTGCGACCATCGCCGGGTTCTCTGCTGCGGAGCTTTCGACGACCGGCGCGACCAACGTGACCTACACCATCGCGACCTATGCGTCGAGGGATCCCGGTCACAAGTTCTACTACTTCGACGGTGGATCGGCGGCTGCCAAGACGGCGCCAGCGACCTACGACGACTTCGACCTCACCGGGTACGTCGAGATTACCTCCGCCTCCGCCGTCGCTGACGTTGTAGCCTCTGGCTACTATGGCGCTCTCGTCGAGCTTGACGAGAACGGACGGGCTATCCGCTTCGGGACCATCAAGGCTTCCGCGTAATCAATGGCCCCGCCCCTAACCGGGCGGGGTATTTAAAGGGGATACCATGGACGAAGTGAAGGACGTGCCCGAGGTAAAAAAGCCAAAGGCCGAAAAGCCCGAGGTCAAGGCCGAAGAGGTAAAGACCGACGGCAAGATCGCCATCATCAAGAACGGCGTTACCCGTCGCGTACATGACGTCGCTCCGTATCTGCTTGAAGGGTGGGCGGTAAAGTAAATGGCGATGCGCGACCACGTCAGGGCCAGGCGTTGAAGCTGACAAGCACACAGGGCGCGAAAAGGAATTACGTCGCTGTAAATTACTATCTGGAAACGGTGGAGGCATAGAATGGCTTACGCAACGCTGACATATTACAAAACAACCTACGTCGGCGAAACCGCAAGCGATGCCGATATAACGAAGTGGCTCAACCGCGCAAGCGATGACCTCGACGCGCTTTCCATATTGCCGATTGACATTACCACGATGAGCGCCGATCAACTCGACCTACTCGCTAAAGCAACGTGCGCACAGGCAGAGGGTTACATACAGGGCGGCGGGGAAGAGTTTGTCGGCTCGGTATCGCTCGGCGGTTTCTCGATGAATGGAGGCGCTAAGAAATCGGGCGGCTTGTTCGATCGAGCCGCGCGGTATGCCTTCCGCCTCGGGCTCCTCAACAGGTCCGTTGCGAGTATGCCGGGCCGCAATCTCCAGGAGCTTTCTAGCGGCGGCGTTATCCCAGAGGAATGCGAATGATACCGGCTATTCCTCGGCGCATACTCAACATGACCGCGAGCTTTCAGAGCGCGGGGGTTGAGGATGCCTACGGGACGCCGACCTACGGAACAGCCGTGACGCTCGGGAATATCTATATCCGCCCGACGCGCAATATCTACGCGGCAACGCTTGGCGATGATAAGCGCTATGATATGGTGCTCTATTTCGACGCGCAGGTATCGACTCCCTCCGGGCAGACGTTCAAGGCCAAGGATTTGGTTGTCTCGGGCGGCGTGACCTACAACGTCCGTAAGGCTGAACCGCTCTATGATCCGACAACTGGCGCACTCCATCATTGGGAGGTGCAGCTTGCCGGGTGTTAAGGTTGCATTTGACCGCGCTGGTGCTAGGGCGAGAATTGAGAAGCGCATAAGTCAGGCTCAGGCTATTCTTGATGGCCAGGTAATGAAGGACTCTAACTATTTTATCCCTAAGCGCGACGGCGATCTTGAAAAGTCGGTGTTAGGATCACAGCTTGGCAGTGGCCTGCTTGTTTGGGCTATTGAGTATGCCCGGAAACTTTATCACGGGGTCGGCTTTCGATTTTCAAAGGATGTCAACCCAAATGCGAGCCCGAAATGGTTCGAGAGAGCGAAGGCGCAATTTAAGGACAAGTGGGTAAAGCTGGTAAACGATGAATATAGTAAATGATATCAGGGCGCACCTAACGTCAACGCTGACCCTCTACGGGCCTATGTACGTTGACGCATTCGGAACGACGGTTGAATCGCTTATGATTAGGGGCGATCCTTCGAGCGCTAGGGAAACTGAGTTTGTCGATGGTTCGTTTACCGGCACGCAGACACTTTCATTTTACGCACGGAGCGCAAGCCCGGCTACGGCGATAGCGGCGCTTGAAGCAATCAGGGCTGCACTCGATGACACAATCATAGCGCTTACGGGAGTGACGCGCGTAGAAATCTATCCTGTCACGCTTCCGGCATTTGTCGATAAGGACGATGCCGGTATATCAACGTATTACCTAACCGTCAACGTAGAGTATGACGGGAACAATGCCAAAGGAGTATAACCATGGCTCTTGCTGACGGAACGATGATAAAGAAGTATCACGTCGCACTTTTTCTGAACACTGGCACGGACGTTTCGCCCGTCTGGAAACAGATCAAGAAGTCCACGGACAACACCATAACGATGAACGCCGAGATGATGACGTTTGACTACATCGTTGACGAGTCGCCTACGGATGAGGTAGACCGGTACAAGCCGAGTCTTTCCCAGCCTATTACCATGTACAAGGGCGAGGACGACTACGAGTATCTGTTTGATAAGTTTTTCAATCAGGACACCGGTGCCGATGCGCACTCGCAGATTCTCATCGTGTTCTACGGGGCCGACGTTGCCACCTCTTACAAGGCGTGGAAATCTGATTGTGTCCTGGTCTTCGACAACATGAACCCCGTCGAGTCCACGATTACCGCGAATATCAATTTCAACGGTACGACCGACAAGGGTACTGTCGTTGTCACCGACGGCGTTCCCGTGTTCACGTCTTCGAGTGAGACCGAATTCCAGATGACGTTCACGGTCAACTCGGCGGGCCCTGTCGCCCAGGCTGGCGCGGTTATCGTGTGCGGCGGCGTCGAGAAGCTGACCGACGCGAGTGGACGTGCGGTCTTTACCCTTATCGATGGGCAAACTTACGCGGTCGGCGCTACCTACGAGGATACGGAGATTTCCGACGTGTTTGTCGCCGACGCCGGCACTACCGCTATGACCCTCCTCTTGGCGTAGCATGGACCTAACCAAAGCGATACTCCCCGATTCCGTAGAGGTTTCGGGGAGGTTTTACAAAATCCATACGGGCCACCCGTACTGGTTTAGGTTTCATAGCCTTTTCTCGCAAGATGTCAAATACGTTGACGACTTTGATTTCCTCTATGTGGACGAGATACCACAAGACAAGCAAGGTGGAGTAAGCGCCCTGCTTGCCTTTTTTTATGAGAAGAAAGAAGTCCCGCGCGGTGATAGCGATGGGGAGCTTGTACTAGATTACGACATAGATTCCGACTTGATCTATGCTGGAATCCTACAATGCTACGGGGTCGATTTATTCGAGCGTGAGATTCACTGGCATAAAGTCAGAGCGATGATATCCGGGCTCCGTGAAACAAAATTGAACGACATCATTTATTACCGATGTTCCAACCCAGGAAAGAACCGAGAATTAGCAAAAGCCAAGGCGGCATGGGCGCTACCGGTGAAGGTCGATGCACAATCAGAAGAGAGAATGAAATCGTTCAGCGATCAATTCTACGGCGCTCAGTTTTAAGGGGACTATATGGCTGGCGAAGATGGATATGTTCGCATAGGCACAAAGATAGACGAGACCGGCCTCGATGAAGGCCTAGGCAAGGTTGACAAGAAACTCAAGGAAGGCACGAAAGGAACAGCCAACTTCGCGGGCGGTCTTGTCAAGGCGGGCGCGGCGGCGGCGGCGGCGGCGGCGGCTGTCAAGATTGCGGTAAAAGTTGTAAGCGATCTATCGGATGCATACAAAACGCAGGCCAAAGCCGAGACACAACTTGAAGCAGCCTCGAAAAATAATCCATATCTCGATGCGGCTTCGGTTCAGCGGCTCAAGGAATATGCTACACAACTAGGAAACATCGCTGGCGTAGGAGATCAAGAGCTCTTGCCGTACATGGCACAGCTCGCGACGGCAGGACGAACCGAGGCGCAGATACAAGAAATCATGGCCGTTGCGCTCGACGCTTCTGCATCCGGGGCAATGTCGCTTGACAGCGCGGTTCGCAATCTCAGTAAGACATACGGCGGTCTTGCAGGGGAACTAGGTGAGACCGTCCCCGAACTTCGAAATCTTACCGCAGAGCAAATGAAGCAGGGCGGCGCGGTAAAGTTACTCGGCGAGCGCTATAAGGGCATGGCGGCCGAAGTGGCAAAAACCACGGGCTCGGGCGACAAACTTAAAACAGCATTTACTAATCTAAAAGAAGTATTAGGCGCTCCTTTTGAACGAGCATTGGCCCCTACTCGAACATTCTTCGCGGAGCTTATAAACGGATGGTCCGAGGCTAAGCGCAAGAAAGACGAATATGATCAAGCGGCAAAGGCCGCGCTTCTCGATCAATCGATCAGCGGGAAAGACTTCCTGTCAATATGGGATGAGAAATACGGCAAGAACGCGGCCAAAAAGGCCAAGGAGACGCTAAGCATTCTCACTGGAGCGCTTAACGCGGCCGGGAGCAATGCTGATGAAGTTAACAAAGTACTTGCTACGGCGCAAGATGAATTAGGATTATCAGCCGACAAGGTACTGGCGCTCAATGACGCATATGGTGTTTTCGGGAAAGAGACCAATGCGGCAATAGGAGTAATCAGAAAAGAAATAGAGACGCGCTTGGCGGCACGTAGGGCAGTAGAGGAATCACTCGCGGCATATAGAAAACAGCAGGATGAAAAAGCTGCTGCTGACGCAAAAGAAGCAGACGCGAACGCAAAAGCCAAGGCGCATATCGACAAGGTGACGGCCGCACGCGAAGCGGCTGTCCAGCAGATAGAGCTACAGGCAAAGGCCGAAGGCAAGGAAGCGGACCAGCTAGAAATAATCAACGCCTATGTATCGTCGTATGTAAGCCTTATAGGCGAATCCGAAGGGCTCGTCAGCGAAAACAATAGCGCATCGAAAGAACTATTGGCAACGATCAAGGCGCTTGCTACCGAATACGAACGGACCGTCCTCGCGCAAGCAAAATTAAAAGAAGAAGCCGAGACACTAAAGGCTAGCGTCAAATCCGCGCTCGATGCGATAAGCGAAGATGTAACCGGCTCGGAAAAGATGAAGCAACAGCTTGCGGCGCTTGATGCGCTTCAAGAGTCGGCAATATCGAACGAGCAAATAACCGTAGATGAAAAACTCGCAATACAGGAAGAGTATTTCGAGAAGCGGAAAATACTCCTCGGTCAAATAGAAGCGGCGGAGAAGGCAGAATCGGCCGCCGAGGTTGCTGACCGACGCGCAAAGACAATCGAATCCTTGGAGATTGCGAATACTTTCGCCCAGCAGTACCAGCAAATAATGACCGACATCCAGGCGCTTGTATCTGAGCAGATCGCGAACGAAGAGAAGATCAAGACTGCCGAGTTACAAAAGCAATATGAGGCCGGAGCAATCAGCGCGGAGGAGTACGAGGAAAAGCTCACTGATATTAAGCGTCAGGCCGCTAAGGATAAATATAAAATAGACATGTGGACGTGGAGCGCAAATATCGCGGCGGCTATAGCTAATACGGCGCTCGCGGCTACTAAGGCACTAGCCGATGGCGGCGGGCTACTTGGTGCCGTGCTGGCGGCGGCGGTTATCGCGGCTGGTGGCGTACAGCTCGCCTCGCTCATCGCGGCTAAGCCAATCCCCCCCGCATTCGCCTCGGGCGGTATCGTCCCTGGCACAAGCTATACAGGTGACAAGGTTGTCGGGAGGCTAAACTCCGGTGAGATGGTATGGAATGCCGCGCAACAGAAAGCGCTCTGGAACAAAGTGCAGTCGGGCGACTGGGGTTCTGACGGTGTCCGCGTGCAGGTGTATAACAGCGCGTCGAATCTAGTACGTGCCGAGCCTACGGTAGATCAAGATGGAATACGCATAGCAATACGACAGGTTGTCAATAAAGACATGGCTGATGGACGGTTTAATACCTCGATGCGTCGGGCACAACAGGGTATGCGCGGAACGCGCTATACAAATTAGGGGGATAGCATGGCGGTAGCATGGCCTGCCACGGTAAATACTGACGCCTACGGGCTCGATACGACGCCGATTGAAAACGTCGAGCGTATTCTGTTCGAGTCTGGCAAAGAAAGGACATATCTCAAAAACTCCTCGGGGAGGAAGCGCCACGCCTTTATGCTATCGATGGAAGATGTGGGCGATGATAGCGAATATAAGACGTTTCTCGATTGGTACAATGATACGCTCCTTTCCGGGTCGTTAACGTTCAATTTTCCTAATCTCATTACGCATACCGGGACCAAGGAATACAAGCTATTAAACTATACCGCGAGCGGGCAAAAGCGCAAGGAAGTTACGCTAGAGGTAGAGGAAGCATGAATCTTAATTTTCTGCGCATGTGCTCGCGTAACGGCGGGTATTCTCTACCGTGGCTTATTACCCTAACAAGCCCGCTCACCACGTTGCGATATATCAATGATCTATCCGATAGAGTATATGGCGGGAAGACCTACAAGGCATCGACGTTCAGCTATACTCCGAATGCGAGTGATGGCGGAATGTCCGGCGGTGGGTCTCTGCACATAGCCGCCGCCGACGCTAACGAGGCAGAATCTATTATAGCGTTTATCGAGTCGGCAACGTCAATACAGCTTGACGTTATCGGAATCCTGCTTGAGTCCGGCGACGTGAGCGAGATTAAGGCTTTCAGACATTCAAACGGGACTGTTACATGGAACGGCAGGACCGCAACGTTTACGATGGAGCCCGATGACAGATTATCGATGACATTTCCCGCACTCATTTTTTCACATTACAACAATCGTGGTAATGGATGAAGTTTGACGACTTGTTAACCGTCCCCTATCTCGATAATGGCCGCACAATGTCGGGGCTCGATTGCTATGGCCTTGTCATCGAGTGTTTTCGGCGCGAGGGGAAAGAGCTTGCCGACTTGACGCTACCCAAGCAACGATCTGTCGCGGATCATGTCGGGACGCTGAATGTCCGGGAAGTTCCCGAGCCAGAAAAAGGGCTAGGTGTTCAGTTCTTACTCGGCGGAAGACTGCATATAGGATACATGATTTCAAAGCGTGATGTTTTGCACATGACCGAGAGCGGTGTACGCATAACTCCGATCATGTCGATACAGCATGGGAATCCCAAATACTTCGAGGTTATCGGATGAAGGCACTAGCATATAAGCAGTTCTCGGACGCATCGGAAATCATTGATATCCCCGAAGGCGTGTGCTTGCGCGATGCGTTTTCCGTAGCCGATGCTCACGCCATATTCCTGGTCAACGGGGAGGAGGTTCCGGGGGACACGATACCAGCTCCGGGCGATATCGTCGCTGTTCGATGGGTCCCGCACGGAATAGAGGTAATAATCATAGGCATCGTCGCGGCCGTAGCAATTGGTGGTGCCATTTACGC